TGAAAAAGCATGAGGGTCTTTAACAATTACGTTTCCGTTATTCATTAACCTACCTCATGTACTATTACTTTAGTATTAGCAGTGTCCGAAATTAAATAAACTTTCCCATCAAATCCCAAAGGAATTGACACGCCACATCTCTTCCATACTAGCTCACCAGTATCTACCGTCACATTAGACTGAAATCCATAATAAAGTTTACCCGGTCCCTTATTATAAAATCTTAAAGTTTCCCTCTCGCCAAAGGCTGAAGCCCCTACTTTGACCTCAACCGGCGTGGTATCGCCAACGGTTATCTCTCCCGACGTACCGCCGTCATTTAAGACATCATCAAATTCACCGGATTCATATAATGGCATTATAAAGCCCCTTCCATACTTACTTTAGTTTCTGGGCTTGTAACGCTCTTAACTGGCTCTTTTTTCTTAACTAATTTTTTCTTAGGAGTTGCTTTCTTCTTAGCTACCTTCTTTTTCTTCTTAGGCTCTTTTGGAGGCTCAGATACTTTTGCCCCTTGAAGTGCTTGCTCAGTTTCTGCTTGTTTAATAGATGCGTCAATTGCATCTGAGACTTTACAAACGAATTTAATGATATTTCCGAACGCTAGTGCTTCCATACCATTTAGTTTGTACTCACCCTTTTTAAGAGTTGTTAAGAGATTGTCACATTGTACTCTGTCTGCTTTTGTAAATTCCATTTTACCTTACCCCTTGCTTTATTCTATTTTAAAAGGCGGAGGAGGGAAACCAACGACCCTCCCCCTGACAGCCTAAACCTAACCTATTAGCCCATCTCCAAAATTCTCACATCTTCTGCTGTTGCATCTGTCCCGATTGCATACAAGTCGAGTGCTGGTCCTAGTTTGAGTTCCAAAGTTCCACCACGACCTGATAGTCTGATTCCTGTCGAAGCTGAAACGCCACTTGCGCCGACGTAAATTTTTCTATTACCGAGATTCTGAATCATCATTGCTTCTCTTCCTGGCATGTTGGTCGCTACAAGTTTTTCTGCTGCTGTTTGACTAATGTCTTTCTGGCTTGAAACTAGATTTACATTGTATGCGCCATTAACATGAAGTCTGCGATATTCATCAGAAATCATATCGGCTCTGTCATCATCGTCTGAAATGGCGGCTAAAGCAGCACCAAATACTGCTCTTGTTCCTACCTTAATAGGGTTTCCAGAGTCAGCGTCATCATCTGCTACATCACCTTCGATAGTAGCTCTTGTCCAAAGTCTTCCAAGTGCGTCGAACTTGATTGAACCGTAGTCCCCATCTGCGCTTACGCTAGATGCTAAAGTATCTTGTCTTACACCCAGAATATAAGTACCAATGTCGCCATCTTGATGCGCTGTATCCTCTTCTTTGTCTGATCCCGTTTCCACAGAAATGTCAGCAGCAACTCTTAATTCGCCATCCGCATTGACTTGTAAAGGGGCATAGTCACCATCGGCGTCTACTAAAGTGCCCTTAGTGTCATTCCTTACGGCTAAGATTTGCTGACCTTTGTCTCCACTTGAATGTGCTGAATCTTCGTCATATAGACCAAAGGAATCTGCGTTACCGTCTGCGAGCTTCACATCTACATCTAATCTCTCTTTACTACCATCGGTAGTATGAGTGATTAATGTACCATCGCTCGACTTAACGAACGCCGCAACGCTATCCGTTTCACTGTCATAAGCAGGATCATAAGTTAATTTGTCTTTTGTAGGTCCTCCCATACACAATCTCCTTTCATTAAAGTTGGTTTGTTAATAGACTAAGCCTCTGCTGTCTATTATACCATATCGCCAATTGCACTATTAACTTTAATGAAAAATAACCTATGTCCAATATCTAATCTCCACTACCTGATTATCTTGATTTGCACTGAAATAAAAGGTGAGTCCATCTACATCAAGCCTCTCCTCGGTCCATGCTGTACCATTACGCACCGTGAGGTACTTACCGGCAGCTATATCACCAGCATTAAAAGCCAGTTTCAACTTTGCAGAGCCTTGCCTAATTCTTATAAGTGCTTGTTTTACTGAGTTAGGAAATGTATAACTCTGTTCTACGTCCTTAGTAGGAACGTCAATCTTTACTATCTCTGGAACTTTCCCTTGACCTACATCAAGCTCAATATCCCCTAAACTAACTCTTCCGCCTACATGACTCATCTTTGTTTCACCCATGTAAAGACTCGAATTTTACAATCCGTAGTCCCAACTTTCCTAAACCATATCTTCTGAGCATCATAGCCATCAAAAGTTAATGATCTATCCTCATAAATAATTTTGCCGTGAAGTGTATGTCCATTATTCATACTAAACTCTACTGCTTCCCCCTCATCTATAATTAACATAAAAGCCGTACCCCTTATTTGAGTGTCGACTTGAGGGGTTACAGGAAAGTCACTATCCGTTATAGTCAATTCCTTATAATAACGGTCTAGGTTATCCATATTAATCCCACGCTGTTACTTTAAGACTAGCACTAGCCCCTTTAGCCCATATATGACCTTGACCAGCGTCTGGATAAAGTACTGCACCATCAGCAACTTCTAGCACTCCAGCATCATCAATGCCATTAAAACTAAAAGTTACTTGTCCACCAATTGCTTGTAATAATAAATGCTTACATTTAAAATCAAAGTCTACTTTTTGGTAACTACCGCTTAAACTTTTAAGCTCATATTTCCAACTCATTTTTGCCCCCTATGGCATAAACATTTGTTTTCCTGTTTTAATTAAATTCACTCGGACGTTAGGACTTCCATCACCGTAATAGTTAGTTATTACTAATCTAACTCCATCCGCCTGAACCACTATTGCTTCTCCTGTCTTAATCAACTCACAATAAAAAAGCACCCTTCGGAATCTTGTAGGAATCGGAAGGGTGCAACTCTTCTTATTATTTGTAATCCAAATGCCGGTTACTTTTCCAGCATCACGACCATACGCATTAAAGCTTTCTCTGTCGGCCTCCTCCGAGAGATTGAACTTGACGGTTTTACCATCTTTTAAGTTTAAAGAAACCATACGCTTTCACCTTTGTTTCCTGCAAATTCAGGACCAAGTAAGTTCTGCGCCGACCAGCCAAGTAATTAATTACTTCTCAACAAAACGATCTGCTTTTCTAAATCCACTCTATTGGCTTTAATATAAGCATATTCGTCCGCTGTAAGTTCAATCGTTTGACCTGGTCGAAGATGGAGTGCGCCATCCTTAGAACGCTCGGCGTCTTCTGGAAAACCCTCAACGCATACGGGCAATTTTCCTTGATATTTTATTAGTTTCATGCACCCTCTCCGTCTGGTCTTACCTTCTTACTCAGCTTTTTGGGTGATTCCTTTTTCTCCTCTGGTTTCGCCTTTGGTTCTTCTTTCTTAGGCTCTGGCTTTGGTGCCGTGACCTTTGGTTGAGGCTTTGGAGCAGGAGCCGCTTTTTTAGGAGCGGCTTTCTCTGCTTCAAATATTTCAACTTTAAAAAAGTGTGAACCTTGACAATACTTCAAAAGTTCAGCATCGCTTACAATTACAGGCTTATCTTTTGTGAATCGGAATCGTCCTACAGCTAAGCTTAAAGGACCAATTAATGTTACTTTTCCTTTAGTCACAATCGCCTCCTTAGCGAGTAACTTTACCAATCAACCGATTAGTCAAGCCCGATGTTATAAGCCAATACTACTGCGTCAACTTCTTCTATCTGAACTGCAACTTTTGCGTGGATCGCATATTGTTTTACGTCAGCGTAGATATCTTCGTCTCTCTTTATAGTAATCTCTCTACCGATTCCAAGAATAAAGTTTCTGTATTCTGTTAACATACATTGACCTTGAGTCTTGAAAGTAACTTTAACTGTGTCACCATCACCGATAGCTCCGCCACCGATTCTAGCAATAGTTCCGTTTACAGCGTCAAGAGTATAATCTGTACCTTCAACGAAAGGAGCTGTTGCAGAAGCAGCTAAGTTTTCTGGTAAAACATAAACTTCAGAAATGTTTTTGAAACCAGTAGCTACGGCTGTTGTACCACTTAGAGTTAAGTGTCTTACCACTCTTGGTTCAGAACTTAGTAATGGTAGTGGAACAATCTCAACACCATAAGGAGTTAAGTTTTGAGTTGAACTTAGAGCAGCGTCTCCAGCAGCAGTTGCACGACCAGCTACAGTGTTTCTGTAGTTTTGTTCGTGGTCTGTACTTGAGAAGAATCTCATATTTCTTCTTACTCTCTTCCATTTGTCAGGCATAGCCTTGATCATTTTTGAGAAGATTGCAGCAGAAATGTTAGCTCCATTAGCGTCAACAACGTGTCCACCTTGAGCAAGTTTTAACCAACCATCATGAAGAGCTATATAGCTATCTTTAATATGATCTGTAGCAGAACCACCATCTACAAGGTCAGCTTCAACTCTTGATGGTCCAAGAGCATCACCATCAATATATAATTCTTCTAAGTCATTTGCAAACTGAGTTGACATCATACGGATTACTGTATCTTCTACAGCTTCTCCTTCAATGTTCTCAAGCATAAAGTCGTTAGAAATTTCAAAAGGAACCACTACATTTTTTGGGTTCAATGAAATTTTTGAAGTGTAAACTCTTCTGCGAACAGATGGAGCAACCGCTTCTGTTTTTGGTAAAGCAACTCTTTGACCAACATTAATTTTGTCGATATCGAGTTGTTCGTTGCGGAAACGTGCAACGCGAACGTTACCGGACAATCCGGTTACATCTATAACCAAGTCAATAAACTTGTCAGCCTGCTTTGGGTTCAGTTTTCCTGCCGCCGCAAGCTGGTCCGTGGTTATAATAGCTTTTTGGACCAATTCTTTGTTTGTCATTTTCAAACTCCTTTAAATAATTAAAACAAACTTAAACTTCATACTATAAAGACCTATTCCTTATAGTACACCGGCGAACAAGGATTCGTCCTTGTCCTCACTCTTAGAAACATCCTCTGTTCCTTCCCCTTGCTCGGCGGCTGGGGCTGCTGGAGTTCCCTCAAGTTTTTGTAGCCTGTCCTCAAGAGGTTTTACAGCTTTTTTTACTGCTTCCTCTACGATTTTTGCTACTTCTGACCCTTCTTCAGCAGGTTTTGCCTCTTCTTTTGCTTCACCTTCTGCGGGCTTTGCTTCTTCAGCTTCTGGCTTTGCTTCTTCTTTAGCTTCGCCTTCTGCTGGTTTAGCTTCTTCTTTAGCTTCTTCTGGTTTTGCTTCTGGGGCTGCCGCTTGTCCCTCTTCTTTTTTCACATCGTCTTTTTTCTTTTCGTCCATAGCATCCTCCTCTAATTCGAGTACGAGGGCAGAAAGACCTTCTAAAACTCCTTTGAGTTTAGCTAGACGATCGCCTTTCATCTTGCGCCCCTTCTTTTCAATTAATGCAACCAATTTTCCAAAAGTGGCATCACTCATTCCATCTTCGAGAAGTCCCTCTGCGGCTTTTGCAACTTTCTCTCCAGCGAAACCAGTACTACCATCACTATCAGCAAATGACATAAGATCGGAACGAATCATATCCATACCCATAGCAAAAGACATCAATGCATCGCTCATTGCGAAAAACATATCTTTCTGTTCGCTCATTAGGGCTTTAGCTATTGATACCCCTTCCAAATCTTTTTCAATTGCTTTAGTGAAATCCCCTTTGGTAATTTCAGTCTTTTGGTCGCCACCCTCTGGCTGAGTCACCTCTGCCTTTGGCGGCGTAGTATTAGACTCAGTAGAAGGGTTGGTTTCCTCAGACTTCTTACCGTCCTCATCCTTGAATAGTAATTTGTCTTTATCCATACCATCCTTCCTTTTTACGATTAAAAACTTTCTCCCATTAGCAGGAGAATCCACTAAACTTACTTCTCTGGGCCGTATGTCAGTTAAACGACGTTTAGCCCCAGTTAAGTCCTCACTAATATCTTTCTGCTTTTTCATTGTAAATCCCTCACGTTCGCTATCGCTCCAATGGAAAACCCCGTAAACTCACCTGTCTTTACTTTTTCCCATAGTTCATCATCAACTATTCGGTTTACCATTAACCAAGTGTCCTTCTTTATTTTAACTTTTTCGCTTGGTGTGTCAATAACCATATTATCAGGTGCGACGTAACTTTCAAGTATATTTACTTGGTCGTTAACAAATTCTGTATGTTGAAGTCCGATGTTTTGAAACTCCTCCATAAACTTATGAGCTGCTTTTCTAACTGTAGGACCATCATAAGTGTCACCGTGAAGGTCTACTACATCAGGTTCCAGAACAATACCGAAAACGATTCTCTCTTCTTCGTTCTTCTTTACTAATGGAACCCAAAAATATTTGTTTACCTCTTCCTCACTTTTCTTAATAGTAACATTCTCATTGTCCCTAATATTAGCAGGAAGTAGGTTATCGAGTTCATCGTCTAGGTCAACTACTACGTTAACTCCAAACTCTAACTCTTTATTTATAATTCTTGTATGAACTTCTTTTGTACTCTTTGCATCTTTATATATTTGATTAGCGAATTGCTTAAAACGAACTCGTGCATTTTTAGCACGTTCAATGCTATCGAAAGGAAACTTTAAATTAACTGGATCCCCGTAAAGTTCTAACTCTGTTGGAAATCCAGCAGGGAATGTTAGTGCAGCTCCATCTACCACTTCGATACCCCATTCCTTTGATCTCTCTTTTTGAGTTGCTCGTAGTTGCTCTCTCGTCATTTCCTCAGATGGCTTTAGTACTTTTTCGATTTCTATATTCTCATCTACAAACTTCTTAAAAGTTAAAGTAGAACTCTTAAGTAGTAAGAAAAAATTACCAAAACTTGTATCCTCAAATGGTTGAAGCAGTGGGTCAATTAATTCAGTGATTAAATTTAAGGCATTATTTATTCCGTCTTTGGAATTGTCTATATCCTTTAATATATCTTCATCAATCCTACCGTCAAATGGTAACTTGATTTTTGAAAGTTCAGTATTAAGTAAATCTACATTTGTACCAACTCTATCTAACATTGCTGCGAATACGTCAGTACCCTTCTCAGAAATTAAAAGACCGTCTACAAATTCTAAGACGGTCGGCATTACCATTGAAACCATTTCCCTAAGAGCTACTACTTGTTTAGCAAATTCATCTTTTAATCCTGCTAACTTTTCGGCTTGCTCTTCATCGAGAACATCATAACCAGACGTTAGTAAAGTTTGAAGTTTATCAAATGCTGAAACCTCTTCTTCGGAATCCACCGTACCTTCTTGAAGTTGTCCTTCTGGCACTACCTCTGGAAATTCATGTACGTTTTCAGGTACTGGGTTGACTGGTTCATTCAATACTCCAACAACCGCTTCAACTCCATCGCTTAGCTTTATAGTATTAAGGGATGCTTGGTTGAATTTATCCCTTGGTATTTGCGAAAAAACAAAAGAGCTGTTACGCTCCTCATTAGCTTCGACTTCAAATTTCTGACCAGCCGCCCAAGATGCAGCACGTTCTAATGTTAGGAATCTCTCTTTACTTAATAATATTTCCTGAATTTCTAAACGAAAGTTTTTTTGAATATTAATATTTTTCCCCACCCTTGAACTCCCTAGTCACAGTGTATGACTATAAAATTAATTTTATCAAATCACAAGTAAAAACTCATCAAAAATTTTACACTATCGGAATTACACTTGTACGACACTTGTTATGGTATGGCGGAAAACCCATACCTTCGTCAGCCCATTTAGGTACTGTGTCTTCTTTACTAAAAGGTAATAACTTCTGTAATCCCGTAACGCTATCTACTTTTAAAAACTCATCAACTGCGCTTGCAGCCTTGCTCACGGCAAACTCTCTGCCGTGAAGTTTTCGACAAATATTACTTGTACGCTTATCTAAAATTGCCTCCACTCTATATTTTTCTACTCCAGCATCTGCCATTGCTAAAACCCTGCCTACATTACTTGCTTGGACTGCTGCGTTATTAGCCACAATCGAAAAGTAAGCCTGCGGATTTGTTGCGAAAGTTGAAGGAACGGCTTGTGCTGCCTTAGTTCCTAAAGCACCATTAAGTTCAGCCTCTAATTTAATTGCTGCCTCATTTATAGACAACCCTGATTCCAATACCACATCCTCAATTACTTTGGAAGTTAAATTTGATACATGGTCTGGAAAATATTTACCAGCGGACTGAACCGAAACTTTCTGAGTAACTTCAATTGCTTTCTTATCTTTTAAACTAAAGGAAATCTTATCGTCGAACATCACTGCCTTTTTTGTTTGTTGTAAATCGTAGTCCTCAATAAATCGTTTAGTGACTTCCTGATAAAAAACTTTTATTTGCTTTTCAATAGTTTGATCAACTCCAGGTCCGAACTTTAACATCTGAGCTGAAACGGCTGCTTGAATCACCTTGGCCTGTGCTTTATTATTTTTTCCCTTATACTTTTTAACTCCTGCTTTGACCGCTCGATTCGCTAACTTCTGCCATTCATTATCTAAGAGTCTTGATAAACTATTCTCAAAGTCTTGAGTGAACTTTACTGCATCATCCTCTTTTTTATTTACTAAAGCTGAGAGGGTTAAATAAACCTCTTCGGCACTATTGGTCGATTTCTGTTTCATTCTCGTCTTCCCAATTGACATCGCTATTTAACTTAACGTCCAGTTTGTTATATAGTCCTTCTATTAACTCGTCAGTTATGTCTAATTCTTTAGCACTTTTTTCTGCGTTAGGAATTTGACCTTGGTTTGGGGCTAGTGTTCCTGTTGACTCATTGCCTCCAAGACTAGCTTCTCCCTTTACCGCTTCTGCCATAGTTAATGAGAATGGTATGTCTGCATTGAAGTCCCCATCTGTTGGATAAAGTTCTGGGTCCATATTAAGGATGTCAGACATGATGCGTCTAGCAAAGTTAGGAGTCATACCACCAGTTTTTTCAATCTGGTTAAGCATCTTGATTAAATCTTCATCATTAGTTATGTTAGGACTATAAGATTTATATCTCCAATATTTAAAACCCATATCGTAGAAAAGTTGTGAAATCTTCCTATCCATTTGCTCACGCTCTGGACTAAAGATTTGCTCCTCCGCTAATTTACGAGACGTAATAGCAGTACCTCTATTATAATCAGAGGCTTTTCCCACGAATATAGGCGGCAAACGAAAACATCTATCAATTTTATCTGAATTATTTTTATCATATTCCTGAAATAGTTGGTCTGTCTGTTGTTCATTCTTAAGTTTTTCTATTTGGATTTTTGCATTACCGGAACCTTGGATGCCATCTGTCGCTGGTTCTGCCTCTAGTAAAAGACACTTAGAGTAATTAGCCGAACGCTTCATGATGGACTGAGTAAACTCATTTATTCTTTTAATGGTCCCCTCAGTAAGCATCGCATTACCAGAAACTAAAATTGCTAAGTTCGGTACGTTATTATTAAGGAATGTATTGTAGTTGATTTCATCTGAAGCCCTTGAACCGAAAATAGAAAATAGATTTCCTATATATCTAGGAAGTCCATAAGGAGTTCTACCAGAATGAATCTTAAAAGGCAAGATAGTATGCGCAAACTCATTCTCTTTTACGCCATCTTTTATAGCAGTCTCTTTATCTGCGTAAGCCTTACCGTCTACTCTACTGACAAATCTTGGGTCGCCATATTCCTTAAAATATATTTTCTTATTATTCCTACATTGAACGTAACGTCTGAATCTCTTATAAAAAGTCTGAGTTATTACTTGGTTTGTTTCTGGGTCAACTACTGTCTTGGTCATCTTTGTTGCCGTATCGTCTTGTCCTGTAATTCTCATTGAATGAGCTTCGACGTGGGAGATAGCAGCAATTTTAGATGGGTCATTCTGCGGTGGTATCAATTCCCAGTAGCCATTACCAGTTAGTTCTATATCTCTTCTAACTTTCCTTCTTATAGAAGTTAGATCATCGTCTGGGTCTAGGTTTAAAAGAAAAGCATTGAGTTTTGCTTTTTCCTCTTTTATAGCCTTCTCATTTTTCTTCATATCCTCTGGACCCATTGGATTAAGTTGAAGTCTTCCACCGAAACCTTCTATATTAATTTCCATTGCATCCACGCATTGCCTTAACTCGGAACTGTTTTCTTCCATCATAGTTAAGACCATTGGGTCAAAAGGAGGCTCTATTACTTGATGCTCTTTATACATATCTAAAAATGGATCCCCACTCTCAGCCGTTTTAGTTGCCTTTTTTACTGGCTTCTCTTTACCAAATACGATTGCCTTAACTACGTCCCTATTCTTCTTGTTACATTCGGTATTGTTTCCAGTGTAAGCATGTCTTTGTTTTGCTCTTTCAGACATTTTCAACTCCTCACATTAAGCCCGGTTCTATAGCACGGCGTTTTCTAATGCCGGTAGTAGCAGTCGTAACCGCTATATCCAAAGCATCAAATAAATCCTCGTGCTCACCATTTGGCATTTTTATTAGTTCCTCTATTAACATCATTTGACTTCTGTGAAATAGTATATCACCATTCTCACATTTTGCAGCTAATTTCATAGCTCTAGTTACTTTATCCTTCATTGTATAAATTGGTATTGCTTTCCTCTTACCAATTCGACCTTGAATATCCTCAACCTGTGCCCCTTGATAAGCGTTCGCCTCAATACCTACTCGGACTGAATCATGCTGAAAAAACTTTTTAACAATGTAATCACTTTGCTGCCTGAAACTATATCGTCCCTTTGAAATATCGAGTACATAAGCCTTACCTTCACCAGTAACGCCAATGGTACAATGCGCAAAAAAGTCACCCTGAGTTTTCTTACTAATAGCTAAGTCCACCCCTTGATACTTTACCATCTCTCCCGGTGCGTTATCATAAAAATGAAAATTATCATAGCTGAAAATTCGACCTTCCATTGCCGTGACGTTCATCTGGTACTGAGTCTCAAAAATTGGTACTCCCATTTCAGCTTTTTTCTGGAGCAAGTCGTCAATTGTGTAAGCCTCTTCCCACGCTGAACGCCCATCCTCAGTGATTGCCGGAATAATTAAACTCCTAATCTGAGGAGTGTTCTTTAGTATATAACCGTAGAGGTCTTGAGGATGCCAACGAGTACCTAAATGAAGTATTCTTCCTCCGGGCATTAGGGTTGGAAGTAATGACTTATAGTACCAAACTCTCAATCTTTCCCTTTGGT